CTATCGGGCGAAATCGCTGATATCCAGGTCCGGAACTGCGTCCGCCCAGACCACTTCCTCGTGGTCGCGCTGATAGTTTTTCGTCATATCCTCGCTGGCATGGCCGGCGATCTTCTGCCCGTCCTTTCCGGCTTTCTTGTACAGGTGCAGCGACAGCGCCCTGACCTCATGGAAGCCCGGCATCTCCTCTTCACTCCACCCCGCATAACAGCCTGCCGTATCCCTGGCCTCCTTGAAGGCCCTGGTCAGGTAGCGCTCCTCGATCTTCGTCCAGTGCTCCTTCTGCTCCGCCTGCTTTTGCTTTTTCCGTTCCGGCCGGCGGTGAATCAGGAAGGGGGATGGGATGTTGTCCCGGCACCTGCTGAGCACGGCCTGGAGCTCAGGCGTCACCCGGAAGCGAATCCAGGCCGCGTCGCTGGCCTTGGAGGTCTTCTGCTGGACAACGTACAGAAACCCGTCGCGAACGTCGTCGAATCGCATGGCCAGGATATCGGTCCTGCGCTGGGCGGTGATCAGCGCCAGGTCGATCGCGTTCTGCAGCCAGGCTGGCGCCTTCTCGCGAATGGCCCTCAGCCCCTCTACGGTATGTCGCCGCCGCTGCTTCTTCTCGATCTTCGGAATGGTGCAGATGGCCGGATTGTCCGGGCATAGGCCTTTCGCCACGGCGTGGTTGAAGATGTCGACCAGAAGCGCCCGGGCCTGGTTCGCCGCCCTGGGCGTCAGGCTGTCGAGCAGGTCCGCGATCATGCGGATGGTGATCTCGTTGACCGCCTGGGTGGGCCATGCCTTCCGGAATTGCCGGAACCGCACTTCGTACAGATCGAGCGTACCTTTCGCCAGTTCGCGCGGCGGGAGGATCTTCTCCTTGTAGTGGTCGAGGAAGTCGACGAACAGATCGGTGGATCCGCCTTTCACCTTGGACACCAGGTCGGCCCCGCCAATGAACTCCATGTTCAACTGCTTGGCCGCGTTGATCGCCTTGGCCCGGTCGGCGCCAAAGGGGAACCACTTTCCATCTGTCGGCCTTCTGTAGCGGTAGGTTCCGCGCCTGGAGTCCAGGTAGAGGTTCTCGGGGAGCCCCTTGTTGGCCTTGTTCCGTGGTCGAGGTGACATCACGCGGCTCCTCGTAGAACCATGGCGACCAGGTCGTTGCTGGTCGACTTGCTGAACGCTGTCCAGTCGACGAACCAGAGTTTGCCGATCCGCTCGCCCGGGAGGATGCCGTCCCTGAGCTGGTTGCGGATCGCCTGGCCGGACAATGGCGTTCCGTTGGTGCCCCAGCGGCGCCGCTGGAACTCGCTGATCTTGATGAGTTCTTTTCGCATAGCAATGCCTCAATGCGCCGGCGTACCGGCGCCGCATGAATTAGGTGTTGGGTTCGGCGAGGCTCTTCAGCAGCGTCTGGAGCTGGCGCACTTTCTCCAGGTTGGCGGCGTTCGCCTCCAGCCCCTGCTCGATCGTCAGCGCGGCCTCCTCGACGCGCGCCGCCAGGGCATGGACCTTGGCCGAGAACTCCTCGCCCAGCGTCTTCAACTGGCTGGCCAGGTCGCCGAGCAGCTCGATGGGGCTGGCGCTGCTGGCCTTCGCTGCCGGCTTGATGCTGGTGACGACCTGGGGCATGGGTTGGTCCTTCTGCTGGGATGGGGTTCTGACGTCGGTCCGCAGGTACATCTGGCGGTCGGCCTCGCGGATCAGCCCGACCTCCTTCAGGTCGTTCAGGCACGCGCGGATCACCGACAGCTCCGCGCTGCTGTGGCCGCCGGCCGCCAGGGCGCCCTTGATCTGCAGGGGCGTCCATGGCGATTGGATCGGAACCACGTCGTAGACCTTCCGGGCCAGGGCGGTCTGGGCCCTGAGCAGGGACTGCTGCCTGGTCGGCGTCATAGGCTGCACCCCCACTGCATGGCGGCGAACGCCGGGACGAGCGGGATGGCGATGACCGCGCCGACGACCGCCAGGCTGAGCAGGGTGGTGCCGGCGGCGAGGATCAGGGCTCTACGCATGGCCACCTCCCTTCACTCGCTCCCGGCGCTTGCGCATTAGCTTGGAGACGTCATTCGGATAGTCGATCTCGGCCGCGCCGTGTTGGATCGCCAGGGCTTTCTTGCTCAGGCAGATATCGAAATGGCTCTTGACCGTGCCCGGGTACTGGTGCCACTTCCGCTGGACACCGATCTTGTCGGCCATGGCCAGCAACTCGGCGTCGGTGTCCGCGAACATGTGGCACATCTTCATGCGGCCGAACCCGGCGTTCATGTTGTCGACGTAGACGGCCATCACTCACCCCCTGCCGGCACGCGGCGCTGCTGGGCTTTCTCGTACAGGGCAACTGCTGCCCGGCGGCGCAGCTGAACTTCGGCCCTGTCCGGGTCGTAGTTCGGGCCGATGTATTCCTTCGGCGGCTTCTCCATCGCGCGCTTCACGCGATCGAAGCTCTCGTCCCGCTGCCAGGTGGGGCTGTAGACCAGGACCGCCTTCTTGCCCGCTTGCTCGGCCTCGGCCAGCTTGAAGAACGCATTGCGGTCGAGTGTCATCAGGATGTCGAGCGCGCAGATGGCGTACCGGAGTTCGTCGACGGTCGGTCTCTCGCCGGCCCTTGCGGCCTCTATGATCTCTCCGAGGGTTCGCATCATTCACCTCCCTGCGTCGGTGCGCTGGTTCGGTCCAGGCGCTCGATCTCGGCCAGCGTCAGGGCGCAGGCCTTGACCAGGTCGCGGCGCGCGGTGGTCGGCTTCCACCATTGCTGGTCCCACGGCCAGGCCAGCGACACCAGCAGAGCTGTGGTTTTATCATCCGCCGCGCTGGAGCCGGCCAGGGCGTAGCAGGCGGCGGCGCGGGCCATCTGGCCGTGGTCGTGCTCGTTGTCGTGCTCCGGCGTCCAGCCCTCGGCCGCCACCTGGCGGCGCCGCTCGGCCTGCACGTCGAGCCAGGCCTGGGGCACCTGCCCAGCCTGGGCGGCGCCGGCCTTGTCTGCTCGCACGTACTCGATGCCATCGTCGATATCGTTCTCGCACCAACTGACCTCGGCCAGTTCGCTGAAGTCGACGTCGCGCGGACATTCGGCGCCCACGATGAGATAGATGCGCTCCGGTGCGGTCTGGACGATCCGCTCCCCCTGCGCGCCCTCTGCCTGCTCGGTGTGCTGCGAGGCGAGGATCTGCTGCGCCATCCAGATTTCGTTCCCGGTGATGTAGACCTGGGTGAAGTCACCTTTGATGGCCTTGCCGCTGTAGAGGCCGGCGATGTGGCGGATCAGGTCCATTGTCATGGTCATGGCTTAGTCCTCGGCGGGGTACTGGCGATGGCCGCGCTCGCCCTGGCGGGCGTCGATGGCGGCCTGGATCAGCTGGCGGCCCAGCTGCTGCATCTGGTCGGGGTAGAGCAGGGCGCCCAGGCGGGGCAGGCCGCTGACTTCGGCGATGGGGTTGCCCTGCTGGTCGAGGCGGTGCTCGACGGTCAACTGGATGGGTTGCATGGTGCGGGCTCCTTGGCCGGCGGCGTGCAGCGCAGGCAGTCGCATTCGTTGGTGGGGCGGCCGGTGCCGCGGCAGTATTCAGGGCGGTTCATTGGATCTCCCAGAGCAGTTTCTGCCCCTGGTTCGGCGTCTCGACGCGCGGGCGGCTGGGGCAGTTCCAACTGCCGCCGCCGCGGATGCCGACCAGGTGCCAGCCGCTGGCGCGCAGGCTGGCGCCGGCCTCGCTGGCGAGGATGTAGGTGATGAGGCGGCGGTAGCCCAGGGCGCGGGTGGCGCGCCAGGCTGCGCCGTACAGTTTCGAGCAGCCATTGCGGGTGCCGTCGGTGCAGCAGCGGGTTACCTCGAGCGTCAGGCCGTCGTCGAGGTGGCGCGCGACGGGGCGGCCGACGATGGCCACCCCGGCGATGCGGTCGCCGGCGGCCAGGCCCAGGCTGAATTTGTGGCCCTGAACCGGGCCGTGGTGGCGGTGGTGCTGCTCGACGAACGTGTTGGCCTCTGCGAGGGTGAGGGGGCAGATGTCGAGTCGCCCCATCGCTATCCCTCGCCAGGCCGGTTGCGGATCAGCGCGCGCTTCGCCCAACTGGTGCGATCGAGCAGCATGCTGGTGATGAAGTAGAAGTTGCGCCGGCGGTTGACGATGATCTCCTCGTGCTTCGGGTCGCCCGGGTTGAGCACCTGGTGGACGCGGAAGTGCTTGATCTCGCCCCGGGCGTCGTAGACGCGCAGCTTGTCGCCGGCGCGCACCTGGCCGGCGGCCCGCACCTCGGTCCATTCGAACTCCTCTTCGCGCAGGACGCTGGCGCATGCGGTGCGTGCCGCGCGCGCCAGCGCCCGGGCCAGGTCGGCGGGCGTCTGGCGCCGGATCACGTCGGGGTTGAACTCGCGCGCGCACAGCTTGATGAAATAGTCGGCATCGAGGCCGTGGTCGTTGGTCATGGTGTCGGCGCCAGGTTGTTGAGCAAGCCGCGGAGCTTGGGGTGGAGGTCGAGGACGTTGCTGTTCAGGTCGACGATCTCGTTCTTGTTGTACATGACCACGTAGCACATGCCGCCGATCACCCTGCCGTGGAAGTTCGGGGCATTCTGGAGCAGGCGCGCCAGGTGGTTGTAGAGCACCTTGAGATGCTCCTCGTCGCTGGAGTTGAAGGGCTCGCCGTCGAGAAACTCCGGCAGGTCGTCCGGCGCATCGGGCTCGGCCCACGGGCCGCCGAAGCGCTCGTCTATCGCGTCCAGCAGTTGCAGCAGCTCGCCGGCGGCGTCGATGTCGCGCGGGGTGGCGATGGCCATCTTCATGCTGCACTCCTCTCTGCCTGCCAGCGCTGGCGCGCCTGGCGCCGCTCCTCTTCCTGGCGCTTCTGCTCGGCGGCGTGGCGCTCGATCGCGCGGAGCATGGCCGGCGTGCTACGCGGGAGCTTCGGCGCCTTGCCATCGATCCAGTAGAAACCGTCCTCATTCCAATCGGCGGCTCCATACGTGAGCTCGTCGAGAACGGTTCGCTCGGCGAGCACCCAGGCGTTCGCGCTGTCGTACTCGGTCCCACAATCGGTATGGCTCGACCACCATACGCCAGGCGTGCCCTTGAGCACGCGCATGTCGCCCATGCGGTGGCGATCATCGGGGCCTTCCCACGAGAAGCGAGCTCTTCGGTGCGAGGGCTTGCGGCTCGCTCCACACGGGTTGTACTCGACCGACTCGTACCGATCCGTTTCCGTGTACAGCTCGCCCTCGTGGTACAGGCCAAGGGCGACGACGCGCTTGCTCAGCTTCTTCAGGATGCGGGGGTTCATGCTGCGCTCCTTGCGGGCTCGGTGATGTCGGCGGCCATGACGATCTTCATTCCCAGGTCAACGGCCAGCGCGCGCTCGATGTTGGCGCCGCGGGAGGCGAGCCAGCCTGGCAGCAGGGCGATGGTTTCGCAGGTGACCAGTTGGGCCAGGGCCAGGCGCATGTAGCCTGCCCAGGTGCCGCAGGCGGGCACCGCGTTCTCGGCCGGGTTCTCGACGTGGTAGCCGAGCTGGCGCAGGCGCGCGGCCTCGGCGTTGAAGGCCGGGTAGTTGAAGTCCCTGTAGCCGGTCATGGGGCCGGCGAGGTAGATGCGTTGAGTCATGCTGCTGCCTCGATCTGCTCGAAGACGGGGAGCGCGCTGGCGAGCCTACGAACTGCCGCCATCTGGTCGACCTCATAGCCCCAGATGTTCCCGTCGCTCAGGCGCGCCCGCTCTGGTCCGAGATAGAACGGGTGCAGCTTCTTGCCGGTACGGATGTAGTCGCGGAACAGGCAGACCAGGTCGCGGAGCGTCCCGCCGTGGCTGAAGCCTCGCCAGCGCCCGCCCCAGGTGGTCGGGTGGGTGTAGATCCGCTTCCCGCTGTAGTCGTCGATGAACCAGATGCGGCCGCGCTCGTCGACCTGCATGCAGGCGTATCGCTGCTGGGCTTGGTTGAAGAAGAACCGCCGGCCGTGGTCGGCGATGATGCGGATGGCCTGGTTGACGTGTTCGGCACGCTGCTGCTTGTCGGCCAGTTTTTTCGATGGCATGACGAATCCTTGCGCCTGCTGGCGCGGGGCTTGTGGAAGAGGGATGGCTGGGGCGGATCAGGTCAGTTCGAATTCTTGCTGGCGCCGGATCGGCACCGCCGCCGCCGGCGGCATGGCCTGGCCATGGTCCTTGAGGAAGCGCTGGGCGAGCTGGCGCAGCTGGTTCTCGCCGATGTCGCGGCGCTCGATCAGGTGCTCGCCTGGGTTGCGGACGCCCTCGATCTGCTCGCGCTTCACGCCGAGCACGTCGGAGACGATCGGGTCGCTGCCTTCGTCGGAAATGAGGAAGAAGGCCTGCACCGGCAGCGTCTGACCGTCGCGGTGCACGCGGCCGATGCACTGCTCATGCACGCCCGGCGACCAGTCGAGTTCGCCGAAGACCACCGTGCTGCAGACGTGCTGCAGCCCGTCGATGCCGGCGCCGGCGCGGAGGCTGATCAGCATCACCTTGCTCTCGCCGGCGATGAACGCATCCTTGGCGGCCTGCTTCTCCTTCGGCGACTCGCTGCCGGTGTACATGACCGGGTTGAAGTCGGCGAGCTTCTCCTGCCAGATGCCGTAGACCTCGCGGTGCCAGCCGAACAGCATCACCTGCTGGCCGCTTTCCACCAGGAGGCGCACGAACTCGGCGACATAGGGCGCCTTGGCCACGCCGGTGGCCTGGCGCACCAGCTGGTCGAACTCGCCGGCGGCGCGCATCTTCTCGCCGCGGTAGGCCTCGTTCGCCGCCAGGATCGTCTTGGCCAGCGCGACGGCGTCGCCGGTGATCCGTGCCAGCGCGGCGCTGTCGGACTCGATCTCGTGGGGGATCTTGGCCAGGGCCGGCAGCTCCCGGCCGACTTCCGCCCGGGTGCGCCGCAGCATGATGCCCTCGCGGCGCAGGTAGGTTCCGAACTGCTCGGCGTCGCGCAGCTTGGGCTTCTCCCCGGGGCTGCCGATGCACCACTCGCGCAGGAACTCGTCGTAGCCGCCCAGGCAGTCGGGGATCAGCGGGTTGACGACGTGGTAGAACTCCGATCCGTAGTTGTAGATCGGCGTGGCCGTCAGGCCCATGCGCAGCCGCGCCTGGCTGGCCAAGTAGCAGCAGGCCCGGTAGATGTCGCTGTCGGGGCTGCGCAGCTGCTGGCATTCCTCGAACACGGCGTACTGCACGATCTCGCCCAGGACCTCGGCCCAGCCGCGCAGCTTGTGGTAGCTGACAAGGATGACGTCGGGCAGGGTGTCCCAGAGGTCGGCGATGCGCTGGCGCGGCTGCTTGGTCAGCGGGTAGGGCTGGCCCTTGCGGATGTGGTGCACGCGCAGGGCTGGCGCGAACTCGGCCAGCTTCTCCGGCCAGTGGTTGGGCAGCGCCGCCGGGTAGACCACCACCGCCGGCAGGTTGGCCGGCACGGCCATGGGGCACATGCCGGTGACCGTCTTGCCGAGGCCGAGGTCATCGGCCAGCAGCAGACCACCGCGGATCTCGATCTGGGCCGCGGCGAATCGCTGGTACTCCCTGGGTGGCTTGGCCAGGTCGAACGGCGGAATCGGCAGGCGGCCCGCGACCAGCTCCGCCAGGCTGTGCTCCATGGCATGGTGCTGGTCGGCCAGGTGCTCGAGGCTGGCCCGGGCGTCCGCCTCCATCTCCATGGGGTAGCGCTGCAGGAACCACAGCAGTTCCCGGCTGTTCTCCGGGCTGCCCAGCAGGTCGATGTGGGCGGCCGCCTGCTGCAGCACGCGGGGGAACACCCGCTTCAGCCTGGACCTGACCTGCGGCTCGCAGCTGATCCGCCAGTAGCGGCCGTTGTACATCACGGTTCCGTAGTTCGTCATAGTGCTTGTCGTCCCAGTCGTACCATCTGGAAGGCCTTGCCGCCCCAGGCTGGGCGATCTTTCAAGGGCGCCGCAGCCCACCGCTGCGTACTGGCCAGCAGCACGCCGGTGACCTGCGGCAGGTGGATGTAGCGGTCGACCTGGCGCAGCGCCTCGGCGAGGGTGCCGTCGACCTTCACCTCGATCACCAGTCCGTTGAGCCAGAAGTCGGCGCGGTTCTTGGTGTCGAGGACGTGCTCGCGCTCGAAGCTGATGCCGGCCTGGGCGAGCACTTCGGACATGGCCTCGTGCAGCTTCACCTCGCTGCTGTAGCGGTAGAGGTAGCCGCCCAGGAGCCGGGCCGCGCGCGACAGGTGCATGTGGATCGGCGAGGCGTCCCCGGTGCGAAGCGGTCCGCCGGCCTGCTGGTCTTGTTGCATGAGGGGTTCCTTGCGCCGCTGGCGCTTCAGTTGCGGTCGCGCAGGTCCAGCTCGTTGCCTCACTGGGCCGCGTAGGCGTCGTGCTCGTTGTAGTAGGCCGCCATGTCTACGCCGCGCTGCGCTTCGGCTGCGCGCCGTAGGGCTCCCACCCGATCTTCGGGGCCTTGGTCTTCTTGTCGATCAGGGGCTCGCCCTTCTCGTTGGTGAGGGTGACGCGCGCCTTGATGTGCATGTCCCGGCATCTCAAGGTGCGCCGCGCCAGGTGGATGAAGTCGTCGGCGTACTGGGGCGAGTCGAACAGCGGGCTTAGCTGCTTGGTCTTCGTGCCCTCCATGATCTCGTCGGCGCGCTTCTCGCAGAGCGAGAGCCATTCGGCCATGGGGATGCCGACCTCGCCGAGCGGGGTTTTCCTGGATATCTTCACGGTCTTCCTGGCCTCTTCCAAGGCCACATCCCGGGTCATTCCGAATACGGCGAATGTGCTCATAGACCGCCCTCCAGACGATTGGCGATCCTGTTGATTTCGTCGACCAGGTCCTCGCTCATGTCGTGGTCTTCGACCAGGGCGCGAAGCTTGTTGATCGCATCCTCAACCTGGCTGTTCAGCCTATCGAGTTGGAGCTCCGTCTCGTCGTTCTCGTCTTCGGCGTGGCGCAGTTGGCTCTGCAGCTCCTCGACCTCGGCGTTTCGGCTGTGCTTGCCAGCGACGATGCGACGCGCCAGTTCCTGGGCGGCCTCGGGGTGAATCGATGCATACCCCTCCAACTCTTCGTCGGAGCAGGCTTGAACGGGTAGGGTCATGGTCTTCTCCGGATGGAGTAACCCGGCACCGTGTGCGGCGCGGCCAGGTTTTCAGTTGACTATCAAGGGAGGCGTCGCCTACCCATGGTCATGTCGGCGTCATGCCAGCCTGCCAGCCAGAGCGAGCGGACATTGAGCTGTCCGAGGCTGTAGGGGCAGGCGTCGCGGGATTTCCGCTGCTGGCGGGCGAGGCCGCCGGCGATGTATTCGGCTGTGCTCTCCGGCCATGGCTCGGGCGGGCGGCGCCTCATTGCTCGCTCCGGTCGAGGGCAGCGGCTTCGCGCCGCCCCTCTTGTTCGAGCCTGCGCGCCACGCTTTCGCTTATCGTGATTTCGTGGCGCGGGATGGCGAGAAACCGCGCGGCGCCCTCCTGGCCCAGGGCGTGGACGTTGAGGATCAGCAGCTGCACGGCCTCGGCCTTCTGCTCGATGTCGGCCCAGCGCATCAGGTCGTCCAGCTTGGTGAGCACGCCGGGGCGAACCCGGTGCCGCAGTTCCTCCTCGCCGATCTCGGCGCGCTTCGCTGCGGCCTTGGCGGAGCGCTCCTGTTGCGTCTTGGCCATCAGCCTTCCATCCCGATGTCATCGCGGGCCCGCTGCTCCAGCTCGCGGGCCCGCTCGCAGGCCGCGCCGTGGGTGCGGCGGAAGCCGCGCACCTTGCCGGTGGCGCTCTCGACGATGTGGAAGAAGCCGCGGCCGGCCGGCTTCACCTGGTACAGCGGCACCTCGACGGCCAGGCGGCGGCGGATGGCGAACGCATCGCGCGCGGCGGCGGTCTGGCGGAGCAGGTCGGCCAGCGGCTGCTGGCGGGGGATCAGCTGTTGCATGGCGTTTTCCTCGGTTGGGTGGCTTCCTTTCGGCAGCACTCGGTCGCGCGGCTGGTGCGCCGATGGGCGCCGCGGTGAGTGCTGTCGGAAGGGAGCTGGAGGGGATGGGGAAGGGCCGGGATACCCCGGCCCTCCGGTCTCACAAACGCCGCCGTATGTGAGTGATTCAAGGTGCGCCCGGCTTGTTGCCGAACTACCTGGCTTGAAGGTCTACATGGCTGCCACTCCTCCTGCTGGGCTTGGCCGGTGGCGCCGGCCGGCGCGTGGAATGGGGGCGGGCTGGCGCCCGCAAAAAGGCCCGCAGGTGGCGGGCAAAGGCTCGACTGGCTGGGGGCAGCGGCCGAGCATCCCACTGCCGCCTCGGGGAAGCGGCAGCAGGCTGCTCACTGCAGGACGCGCAGTTCGCTGCGGGGGATCCACTGCTGGTCCACCCGGACCATGCAGCCGATGAAGGCCGCATAGCGGGTGTCGCGGTTGGTCTGGTAGCCGTACCAGGAGCAGGCGCCCCAGGCGATGGCGCGCAGCACCAGCCAGCCCAGCAGGATGGCCACCGCGGCGCCGAGGGCTGCGGCGATGGCCTTCCGGCGGGCGGCCCGCATTACAGGTAGTCCTTCAGGCGCAGGTTCAGCTTGCCGGCGGCGCGCTCGAGGACGGCCACCTCGGCCGGCTCGATCTCGCCGTCGGCCTCGGCGATGGTCAGCATGAAGTTGATCACCGTCTCGGCGTCGCCCGGGGTGTGCGCCAGGTCGGCCAGCTCGCGCTCGGCGTTCATGCGGATGATGCGGGGGCCGCCCTCGTTGAAGTCGCTCTTGGCCTTGTCGATCAGGTTGCCCAGCTCGGCGCCGAAGCCCTGCAGCTTGGGCTCGTTGCGCAGCAGGCGGTCGATCTTGTCCAGTTCCTGCTGCTCGATCTCGCCGTCGGCGGCGGCCACGTAGAAGCAGCCGTAGACGATCGCCTGGAGCAGATCGCGGTTTTCCAGTTTCGCCATCGCGGCGCGGGCCTCGCGGCCTTTGCCGAACAGCTTCTTGAATCCGAACATGGTGCGTCCTCGTTGTGGGTGGTGGCGATGCTCTTCGCATCCCAAAGCGCCCTCGGGTGAGGGCGCTTCAGTGATGCTCTCGGTGTCGCTCCCGCGTTCGCCTACTGGGCTTCTCCTACCCGCGGGTCATTCTTCTGGCTGTCAGGGGAACCGCGTCGCCGGCATGCCGGGCGCTGCAGTCGTGTTGCGGCCGGGGTTACGAGGCCACCACCGGCAGGGCACGAACAATCAACGCAAGCGCTTCTGGCGCCTGTCCGCTGTGCCAGGTACAGAACCCCGGTCTGAGGGGCCCTGGCAGGGAGCGTTAGCGAAGCAACCCTTGGCGCGGCGCCTCCAGAAGGGCGTCGCAGCTTCGAGCAGGCCGGTGACCAGAGCCGGCGTGGTTGTTCCTGGTTGTTAAAGAGCGGTGCCCGGGTGGGCCGCCGGTGAACTGGCGTGGAATCAAGATAAGCCAATGCCTAATCTTATTGCAATAGGCAATGGCTAATTATTTTGCATAGCCTTATCTGCCGGCGATTAGGCGATGCCTTGCAGGCGTACAGGAATGTCGATACTGTATGTACATACAGTTATTGCAAAAGGAGAGTTGTAATGGCGAAGCAAGCAAAGAGGCAGGAACCCCGCGCACCGAGCAGCTACGAGGTTCTGGGGAGAAGAATTCAGCGACTGATGGGCATGCCGGCCGCGCAGATGGCGCGGTCGCTGACCATCAGGAAGGAGGGGGGCGAGAGCCAGGCCGACTGGGATCGGCTACTGGACGAGATGAGCCTGGCTGACGGGGTGGATATCGAGGAGGGGGAGGAGGGCGCTGTCACCATCCGGTGGCAGGTGGACGAGAGCGCCTGGTAGGAGGAAGGGGCCATAAACGAAAAGCCCCGCAGTGCGGGGCTTTTTCATGGGGCGATTGATATCAACCTGGTCCAGCTCGGCCCAGTATCAGCCAGATGACGGAGACAATCGCTGCCGAGGCGATAGCCCAGGCGCAGAGAAGAACCCAGAAGGTCGGTCGATGTGGTTGCCCCATGGCGTCCTCCTGTGCAGATGCCAGAAAAAGAAAGGCCGCCTCGATCAGGGACGGGCGGCCGGAAAGGTCTCAGCATGGAAACTTCAGCGTAGCAGGCGATGCCGTCATTGCCAGAAACGAAAAAGGCCGTACCCAATCGATACGGCCTTGTCCTGGTAGCTGCTGTCTTCCCAGCTCCAGGGCAGGGAAAATTTACCAAAACGGGTAGGGCGGTCAAGGGGAAGAAACGAAAAGCCCCGCGGGTGCGGGGCTCAGATCTTACTGAAGCTGAGGCGGCTCTTTGTATGAAGAGATGGCAATCTGCGCGAAGGATACAGGCAGCGCCTTGTCCTTCACCTTTCCTTTCAGGTAGGTCTCAAACTTCCCGGCCCCCACATAGACTTCCCGGAACCATCTTCTGAATTCGCCCAGGGCAGACTCCGGATAGCAATTGGATTCCTGTGGATTCGAGAGCGCCTGAGGGAAGTATTCCGGATAGTTGTGGGCGTACTTGATGCGTGGGCCGAAGGTCTGCTCAAGGCCTGAGTCGTTCCAGTGCCTGGCCCAGTGCTGGCCGACGCTGATGTCCGGAACGAAGCTGCTGTCGATATGGAGCCCGCTCTGCCCGAGATGCACCACCATGTCGGCGATCTCTTTGAAGACGCCGAAGTACCCGGCCGGAGCTGCGTTGTACACCAGGGACATCCGGTCATGGAATTGCTTCCACTGGGATGGTACGTGGTTGTCAGGATCGTATCCGACCTGAGCGTAAATGAAGTCTCGGAGCGCCTTCCCGGCCAGAAGGCGGAAATTCATCAGCGCTTCTTCTTTCCGATTCTGCCCCGCATCGAATGCGTAGTACTCCAGAATCGCCAAGCAAACGCCGTCCGGATAGGCATTGAAGGCGCCAGAGCTATCAGTCACAGCGGTATATGGGCGCTCGTAGTAGAGACCATGCGTGCCAAGGATCTCCTGAATCCTAGCGATGGCAGGCTTGTTGGTATCCCAGTTCGCTGCGACGTCCTGAATCACCTTGTGGTGAACGCCGCAAAGACGAGCTAAGCCCCTCCCATTGAGGAATGGCGTGCCATCCGAAAGGACGCCCATCCCAATCCCATTCACTTCGGCCTGTTTGTCGATGGCCAGCGGCATTTGGCTGGCGGGCATTGGCACACCTTTCATGCTTAACTCCTTGTTTTACATGCAATTATCCTGGCGGTCTGCATCCATCACTCCCCCACGATCTGCCTTAGCTATCGTCCTTCGCTTTTGCCGGCGCAGAGAACCACTTGCGGAACCACCAACCAACCAGCCCCATGATGGCTCCGCTGATGAGCTTCATGATGAGTGCGTCGTCACTGGGGTTGCGAAGCAGGAAAAGAGACACGCCGAAAATCGCCACCGCTGAAATCAGGGCAGCAAGCCATGCTTTCCTGAAAATCACGCCGATCACGATACCGATCACCCAGGCAACCGGATCAAGGAATGATGCGACGATCAGCGCAAAGGTCGACATAGACAAGGCCTCCAGTGTGACTAATCAGTTCCCCATGATCTGCCTATAGCCACTGGCTCAGGCCTATCACCCCTTACTCCGCGTTATCCGTCCAGCCTTGACCTCATCAGCATACGAGCCAAGACGATCCTCACCGTTGATGAGCACCCCAACGATACGGAGTACGGCCCAGGCGTCAGTCTCATTGCCTGACTGGCTCAGTCGCTCGGCGATCTTCACCAGGTCGACGGATGCCCACTTGAGGTCCGCCGTTATGGACTTGAGGTCGTGCTTTAGCAACTGGGTGGGTTTGTTCATGCCCATTTCTTACAGATCCCCACCGCGCCAAACAATCTGCCCCATCAGCGACATAGGTTCGTCATCCTCATCCAGCCACTGGTCCGGGAATTCGCGCTTGTCGAGGTTGTCGCTGATCAGCCCCCACTGGTTCACAGCGCTGGCATGCGAAAGGCGCTTGATGATCACGCCGTCGGCGCCGTTGAGGGCGAAGATTGTGTTGTGGATCGGCTCCTTCTGGGCCTTGTTCAACAGCACCACGTCGCCATCGTTGATGGTGGGATGCATGCTCCACCCGTCGGCATAGAAGGCTTCCAGATATTTCACATTCAAGCCCCTGGCCATGATCCAGGATCGCTTGAACGCCAGATGCCCCTTCACTTCGACGTAGGGGTTCTCGTAGCCGCGGCCCATTGCGCCCCTGGCGCTCTTCAGTGGGACGTGGACGTACTCATCATCTCCCTCATACGGGCTTGGGCTGCTGGCTTTTTCCACTGACGCCACAGCCACCAGGTCGGCCTCCTTTGCCGTTAGCCCCCAATGGCTGGCTGGAACCGTGTCGGCAAAGAAGGAAATCAACTCGATGAGCTTCGATTTGTCGATTCGGCCGTATTTGACCCACGTCTGAACAGACGGAGGCTGCACCCCGAACTGCCCGGCAAGAGCCTTTTTCGAGATGTTTTTGGCGATACGGGCAGCCTCAATAGCTGCGCCTAATTCCGGTCCGGTAAGCATTGCCTAATTTAACTCTACCCATCAGGTGGTTAGGCAATGGCTTGCCTTTGATTAGCCAATGCCTTATTTTCTCCGCATTACACCGGAGACACGAAATGACCCCGCCCGAAGCCGTACTCAAAGCCGCAAAGATTCTGGGGAGCCAGGCCGAACTGGCTCGCCTTCTCAGTGTTCGAGCGCCAACGGTAAGCCAGTGGTGCTCGGGAGAGCGGCCGATCCCGGCACCTCGTGCCGTTGAGATCGAAAACCTCACCAAGGGTGAGGTGTCCCGCCGGGATCTTTGCCCGAACTTTCCCTGGGCGTCCTTCGCCGCATAGGAGCAGATCCCAATGAGACACCCGAACCCTCCGCCGCCGCCCGAACTCGCTGTCCTTCAGCACAAGGAGGCCCTGGCGCTCAACGCCATTGCCGACCTGAACAAGGCGCGGGAAAGGGCCGGCCTTCCGCGCGTTCGCCTGGAAGTAGATGCGGCAGCCTTCTGGGCTGATTACCGGTTCGAGTCGGCTGCCGTTACCGCGAGCACTGAGCATCCGCCGGTGTGCGCCGGTATTGATGTGCAGGCTGCCGGCTGTGCTGCTCGGCTCCACCTGGAGGTGCCGAGCGTCCGCGAGGTGGTTCGTCTTCTCGGGGTGTTCAGCCGGGCGATCTGCCTGACTGAGGAAATCGCTCGCGCCGGTCAGGGCGGAGTCGTCCGCATTCAGGAGATGGCGCCCGTGGTGGACGCCATCAACACCTACCTGGCCGCGCTGCCGGCGGCCACTTCCGTGGAGCGCTAGGGATTGGAGCGGTCGTACGCGTCGCGCAGCTTCAAATACTCCTGCGTCAAGGTCCGCTGGAACTTGACCAGGAACTCCGCGATGTCGTCCGGCTTCTCCGGTAGCGCGAGCCGTCCCGAGCTGACCGCTGCTACTGCCATCTGCTGTGCCGCGGCGTACGGATCGTCGATCGGGTTGAGAACTCCGGCCAACGGCGCTGGCCATCCATTTTCTTGCGACATCGGAACCTCCTGGTTCGCTGAGTTGGGTGAGAGCTTCCCAGCGTACCAGCGAGGTTCCGGCCCTACCAAACAGGCTCGCGCGACCACCAGTTCCAGCTGAGCCCCAACAAGACATACCGCTGACCTCCCTTTCTTGATGGGGGCAGCTTAGGACCAGGAGCGCAACGTGAACACGTCCAATCCCCGACACGAAATGACTCGCGACCAGGTCCTGGTGGCCTACGCCGCCGACCAGATCGCTCGCACCAGCCTCAGCCAGGACGACTTCGCCCAGGCGCTGAACCGGGCGCTGTACCAGAAGTGCCCGCGCAAGGCCGCGGCGGAGAGGGTGCCCGACTTCGAGTCGGACGAGCTGAAGAGCGATGGCGGCGAGTACCTGAAGGCCGCCGGGCGCTGGCTGAAGCGCGTCCAGCGGCTGCTCGGCGGTGAGCAGGAGCTGCCCAGCTGGATGGAAGAGGCCTGGGTGGCGGCGCTGGAGCCGGAGTGGCGGGAGCGCTGCATCAACGAACTCGCCGACCGCTACGGCCTGATCGGGGCCCGCGCCGCTGGCGTGGTTGGGTGCCCGGTGAGCGCGTTCGGCCAGTTGGTCGCCGGTATCGGCGAAGCGGTGGAGCGCTGCAGCGTGGTTCTGGCTGACGGCCGCATCGACGAGAACGACCTGCCGGACCTTCCCGCGGCGATCGACCGGCTGCTGCTGGTGGAGTCGAAGAGCTTCGAGATGCGCCGGCGCATGGAGAACGAACTGGCGATCCACGCGGGCGGCAAGCCGCTGTCGCTGGTCGGCTGAAAAAACAAACCCCGGCTGGAGTGGGGACTCGGCGCCGGGGTTCAGATCAACGGGAGTGAGTATGCACACGACGAATGGAACTGACAATGCCGCGCCACGTTTTCCGGCATCGCAAAACGTGGCGCGCACGATGATGACCTCGCGCGAGATCGCCGAGCTCACCGGCAAGCAGCACAAGCACGTGATCCGGGACATCCGCGAGATGCTCGACGCCCTGTCGGAGGATGGTCCAGATCTGGGCCATGTCCGCGAGGACCGGGACGGCAGGGGCTACACGACGAACTTCCACCTGGACCGCGAGCTGACCGAGACGCTGATCACCGGCTACAGCATCCCGCTGCGGCACAGGGTGATCCGGCGCCTGCATGAGTTGGAGGAGCGCGCCGCGGCTCCGGCTATCCCGCAGACCTACTCCGAGGCTCTGCGAGTCGCAGCTGACCTCCACGAGCAGAACACCCAGCTGCGCATGGTGGTGGACGAGCAGGCGCCCAAGGTCCAGGCCCTGGGGCGGATCGCCGAGGCGCGCGGCACGCTCTGTCTGACCGACACTGCCAAGCACCTGAACATCCCGCGTCACGTCCTGCTCGACTGGATGCACGAGAACCGCTGGATCTACCGCCGGGAGGGTTCGGCCCACTGGTTGGCCTACCAGCCGCGCATGGCGGCCGGCCTGCTCGAGCACCGGGTAACCGTGATCGGCACCGACTCCATCGGCGACCAGCGCCTGGCCTCCCAGGTGCGCGTCACGCCGAAGGGGCTGGCCAAGCTGGCCCAGAAGGTCGCGGAGGGAGCGCTGTGAGTGTTCAAGCCATGACCTGGGCCCTGGAGCAGCGCGTAGTCACCGACTCCTCTGCCCGCCACGTGTTGCTGTGCCTGGCCAACTACGCCGACAAGCACGGCCGGGGCGCCTTCCCCTCGGTGGCCAGCCTTGCGGATGACACCGGCCTGTCCGAGCGGACCGTGCAGGCCAAGCTGCGCCTGCTGGAAGACCTGGGTGTGATTGTCGAGGGAAACCGGGCAATCGCCGCGGCGTACATCACCCGTCGGGACCGTGTTCCGACCTGCTACGACATCGTCATGGAACGGGGTGAACCTGCTGCACCCCGTCAAAATGAACGGGGTGAAACCACTGCACTCCGTGAAGATGCCACGGGGTGCAATCCACAGCAGAACGGGGTGCAAATTACGACGGAACGGGGTGCAGCGGCTGCACCCAATCCGTCATTGAACCATCAGGTAACCGAAGAGCAGCTGCAACACGCGAGCGATCCGGTCGATGTTCGCCAGCGCTTCGCCATGACCGAGGACTGGGAGCCGGATCCTGACGACCTGGCAGCGCAGACTCGCCTGATGGGCATTCCGGTGTCGGCGATCACGCTGCCCGTCGTGAACAAGTTCAAGGCCCACTGGCTGGCCCTGCCGGATGCCGTGTTCACCCAGGCCAAGTGGGCGAACGAACTGGCGAAGTGGATCAAGCGGGAGCGCGTCGAGGGCTCGGGCGAGACCGAAGGCGCTGCCTGGGGCGCGAACGGGGTGCGCGTATGAGCCAGCCCAAGCGTGCTGACCTGATCGCTGCGAACCTCCGCGCCGCTCCGGCCCCGGCCCAGCCCGCCCCGGGCGCGAACGTGGTCCCCGTCGACGACTTCGCCCGCCAGGTGATGGACGACCTGTTCGACCGCATCCGCGGCATCTGCTCCGGCTGGCGCTCCGCCTGGTACACCCAGACGGTGATGGGCAAGGCCAAGGAGGAGTGGCTGGCCGAGTTCGCCCGGGCTGGCGTGAACAGCCAGGAGCTGGTCGACAACGGCGTGCGCGCCCTGCGCCAGAGCAAGCGCGAGTTCGTGCCGCCGCCGGCGCTGTTCGTGGACTGGTGCTTCGGTGCCGATCAGCTGGGCCTGCCGAGCCTGGAGGAGGCCTACCGCGAAGCGCTGGCGAAGACGCACCCCGCTGCCGCCGCAACCGCCACCTGGAGCCACGCTGCGGTGTACCACGCTGCCGCCCGTGCCGGCTTCAGCAACCTGCAGCAGCTCAGCCGCGACGACGGCATGAAGCTGCTGGAGAGCAAGTATTCCCAGATCCGCCGCGAGATCGCGAAGGGCAACAGCCTGCCGCCGGTCCCCGCGGCGGCCCTCCCGCAACCGTCGAAGGCCGCCGATCCCGAAGTGGGCAACTCCGCCCTGCAGGCCATCCGCGCACGCCTGAAAGGAGCCCGAAATGTCTGACCTGAACCCCCTGAAGTGGCGCGCCAAGCGCGACCGCGACGGCAAAATTATCCCCCGGTGCTGGCAGACCGAGCAGGGCTACACCGTCTTCGAAACCGAGCGGGTGGTGATGCGGTTCGCCGTGACTAGCCCTGGCGGCTCGTTGCCATTCGCCTACGTGAAGACGCGGGAGGAGGTGGTGGCGGTTATCCGCGGCGACCTCAATGCGCGCGGGGTGCCGGCATGAAGGGCCGCAACCCCACCGCCGAGCAGAAGCGCTGGCACGACCTGCTCGTCAGCGTGGTCGGCTGCATCGCCTGCCGCGTCGAACACGGCGTGGTGAATGACTTCTGCAGCATCCACCACGTCGACGGCCGCGTGAAGCCGCACGCGCACTGGTACGTGCTTCCGCTCTGCGGCCCGCATCATCAGCACGGCACCGGCCCGGAGAACTTCCCGGGCGTGGCCGTGCACCCGTACAAAGCCAGGTTCGAGGAGCGCTACGGGCGCCAGGCTGACCTGGTAGGGCAGTGCGCTCGCATCGTCGCCGAGGCCGGCCGCGATGTTCCGGCCAGCTTCCTGGCCTGGCTGGATGGCGATGAGGTGATGGCATGACGGTGCAACGCGCTCCTCTCCGCCTGGCCCGTGCGCCCCGGCCGCCGCGCAAGCCGCGGGCTGACTGGGAAGGCCAGGAGCAGGCCCAGTTGTTCGGCATCCTGAAGATCAAGCACCCCGAGGTTTACCGGCTTGCCTACCACGTTCCGAATGGTGGCCACCGCCACCCTGCGGTCGCTGGCAAGTTGCGCGCCCAGGGCGTGAAGGCTGGCGTCAGCGACATCGTGCTGCCGGCGGCGCGGGGTGGCTGGTTTGGCCTGTACATCGAATTCAAGGCCACGCCACCGCACGACGCCGCGGTGTCGCAAGAGCAGACCGCGTTTCTGCTGCGCGTCGAACAGCAGGGGTACTACGCCACCGTCTGCCGCGGCGTCGACGACGCCCTGCGCGTCATTGAGCAGTACATGGCGCAGCCCAGGACGGAGGTGGTGCGGTGATGGATATCTGGGAGGATGTCTGCCGGATCATCGGCAGTTCGTGGTCAGTGACGCCGGAGCATCGGCGGGAGGCGCTGGCGGGCTGCTCCGGCCCTGGCGTGCCGGGCATCACCGTGCTCGGCGCGCTGTCGCGTCGAGCTGACGAGGTGCTGGCCGCGGCGCCCAGCGCGGACATCGAGCTGCGCATCGATGAGCTGGACCAGCAGATGAGGCTCGGCTACCAGCAGGAGCGAGTTGCCCTCGGCTATCGCGAGGGGCGAGTGATCGGCAACCGCGTCGGCCGGCCCCGAAAGGTCGCCGCCGCGCGCCGTTCTGTCGTTGATCGCTGCCGGCGGGAGATCGACGCCATGCGCATCGAGAGGGCGCGCCTGGCCGATGAATTGAAGAGGAGGGCGCATGCGCAAGACCGGGCCTGACCTGCAGAAGGCCATGCCGGCCATTCAGCGCTGCCGGGCGTGCCGCGGCCAGGGCTTCACGAAGGGGGTGTTCTTCGAGCTCGACTGCACGAACTGCGACGGAACGGGATGGGTTGGGGAGGACGGCATGCCGGTGGAACCGGCCGCGCTCATCCGGTCGCTGGGGCGCCGGCTCATCGAAGCCGAGCAGCGGCTGGTGAACCAGGTGAAGGCCTCGGTGTGGATCGAGGAAAACAACCGCCGCGGGCCCGGCGGTTCGCATTTCACTGGGGATTGAGGGGGAAACGATGGTTTATGAAAGTGTGCTTTCCGCAGTGGTCTCGGCCCTGGCTGCCGAGGCGATCGACAACACCAGCAAGCAGGCCTGGCAGCGGATGCGCGCGCCGGGGGAAGAGGTCGCCAAGGCCGGCGCAGTCACGGGGGAACTGCGAACCCAGGTCGATTGCTGGGTGTTTGCCCGGCTGCATTCCCAACTGATTCCCCGCCACTGGAACGCGCTGGTGGCCAAGTACGGAACCCACGCCGGTCGGAAGGTGGCGGCCATCGGCGAGCTGAAGGCTGTCGTCGCTACGCCGGCACCTGCACTGTTCCTCTACAAGGCGGTGACCACCTGGGCCATCCCGAAGCTGCGGGGTGTTCGCCACCTGCCCCCTGCGGTGGTCAATGTCGAGATTCCGCTGGACGCGCCCGCGAGCAAGAAGGCGAAGATCGTCAACGCCGCCATCGAGGCCGAGCGTGTCAAACGCAAGCGACTCGAGGAGAGGGCTGGCGGGATGATCGTGCTGAAGGACAGCTTCTACGACATGAACACCTGGGATCCAGATGGCCGGCCGGAGTCCACCCGCCGGGAGTGGCGCCGCAATATCCACAAGGTCCTCGACGAGATGCTGGCCGAAGCCATGGACAGCGCTGGGGCGATCCTCCGAGCCGAGGGACTGCTGTTGAGCGAGGCCGCTTGACAGCGGCCCATCGGTCCATCACTATTTATCCCATCCTGCCGATCTTGCGTTTGAAGGATTGGCGAGCAAACAAACCCGGCCCTCGTGCCGGGTTTTTTGTTTCAGGCGGCCTTGACCGAGATGACCTCAAGGCGTTTGCCCAGGGCCTTCAGTGCTGCCTCGACCTGCTCGATCTTCGAGTTGTGCTCGAAGTCGACCAGGCGCGAGGCGGTCGGGTGCGAGACGCCCAGCAGGCGAGCAAGATCGGCGACGCGAAGCCCTTGTTCCACCATCGCGTTCCAGAGCACAGCCTTCGCCACGACCTGAACGGGCTGATACACGACGTGCTGCCAGCCGTCCTTGGGTGCGCTGGCAGCCGGGATGGCTCGGCCCTGATCGACGTAGATGGAGAGGGCCAGCTGAATGCCTTCCACGGCGTTCGCCAGCAGCTCCTCCAGGGTGTCGCCTGCGCTGTGTGCTTCAGGCAGGTCTTTGCAGGACGACCAGAAGTGGCCGTTCTCTTCGTGCACATTGATGGGGTAGTTGACCATTGTCTTCTCCGGGGTGTGGTAGCTGATGCTGTCGTGTTCCGGAATACTCGGCCTCAATCCTTGAGGCCGAGCTGCTTGATGATTTCCTTCCTGAGACCTTCGCCGATTTCCTTGGCGCCGTGGTTCGGGAAGATCGTCTGGTTGCCCTGGTATCGAATCTTGAAGTGGCTGCCTTTCGCTGACTTCGAGAACTCGACCCCTTGGGCCTCCAGCCATCGCCGGAACTCGCTGTACTTCATCAACTCTCCTTCGTTGTGTTGATGGGTTTATTGTATAGCATAAGTGCTTAATTGCAATAGATGTGCTTGATTAAATCGGCCTCGCCTTGTGCGGGGCCTTTTCGTTTACGCAGTGCCAAGGCTGGCGAAGCCTGGGGACACCCTTATGAGGATTCACATCATGACCGAGCCGGCCTCGACTGCTGTTGGCGGGATCGCGCTCTACAAGCTGCTCTCGCTCCTGTTCGGCGCTACGGTCGCCGCGGTGGTAGTCATGATCATGACTCGCCCGAAGTCGACGCGTGAATGGGCCGTGGCGCTGATCAGTACCGTCGTATCGAGCATCAGCGGCGGCGCGTTCCTGGTCCGCTGGCTGGGCATCGGCTCGTGGGTTCAGGATGACATCGGCCTGATCGCGCTGATCGGCGTCGTCTTCGTCTGCGGCCTGCCGGCCTGGGTGATCGTCCGTGCCTGGTTCGCCTGGAGTGAGTCGCGCAAGGACAGGGCGCTCCCCGAGATGGTCAAGGAGTTCCGTGAGGAAACTGGGCTGTGACCAACCAGTGCCCGGCCGTCAGCAGTGCCGGTCATCTTCAGTAGAGCGAGGCTGTCAATGGCACTTCGACCGAACAAGCCATGTCGCTCACGCGGCTGTGGAGCACTGACGCGGAGCCCGACTGGCTACTGTGACGCGCACCAGGGCGAGGTCAGCAACTGGAGCAAGCGCCCGGACAGGGCCGGCAGCACCACTGCGCGAGGCTACGGCCACAAATGGCGGCAGCTGCGCGAGCAGGTGCTGAAGCGCGACCAGTTCCTGTGCCAGTGCTGTGCGCGAGCAGGCCGCGTCAGCGAGGCCTGCGAGGTCGATCACATCGTGGCCAAGGCGCACGGCGGCACGGATGCCCCGGGCAACCTGGAGGCGATCTGCGTCGACTGCCACAAGGCGAAGACGGCCCGCGAGCGGCTGGCCGGGGCGGGCACCAGGGGGAGG